GGCGGTGGGGTCGGTGACGGTCGTGTCGGCGTCGTCGGCTTCCCAGTCGCCCTGCTCGGTGTCGTACTTCGCGCCGTGGTTGGCTAGGGTCACGTGCGCGATCGTGTCGGCGGCGGACCAGGCGACGTTTAGGTCGGTGTAGGACCAGATACGGGCAGTGAGGTTGCTCGTATCGGTGTCGGTGAGGGTGAGCGCGGGCGTGCGGGGGCGGCGCACGCGGATGGATACGGTGCCGTCGCGGTCCACGGTCCACGATCCGAGGACTGAGGCCATGAGCGCGTCGAGGTGGCGGGCCAGGCTCGTCTCCCACACGATAGGGGCCATGGTCTGTGTCGCCTGGTCGTGCACCTGGTAGGTGAGTTCAGGGGCGGACTTGATGAGGCGGTCGAGGCGCGCCGCCCACGACTCGGAGCCGTCGCCGCCGTCGGCTTTCGCGCCGTAGCGGGTGATTGCGGCCAGCCGTGCGACGTTGTCGGACGCGGTGAGGCTGACCTCGTAGTCGATACGGCTACCAGGTTTGTGTGGGGTGATTGTTAGGTCGGTGATGACGCCGGTAAACACGAGCGAGCGGGTCGGCCAGTGAATGAGGCGCACGGGCGTTCCGTGGTGTAAGCCGGTCGCACGTGGACTCAGGGCGTTGATTGCGCGGGCGGTCAGGGTGCCGACGGCGGCGGCCATCGCGGGGCCGTTCGTCGTGACCCCGCGAGTGACGGCAATATCGGTGCACGGGCCGGTGATGTCCTGCCACTGGCTGACGTTCGTTTCGCCAACGTTCCACGCGCGGGTATCCCATGGGGTCGAGTCCCACACCATTGCCCACGGCTTTGCGACGCCGCGCGTCCATGATGCGCGGTTCCAACGGTCGTTATTCCACCGAAGGCCAAAGAATCCAGGTAGCGGATAGTACGCCTGGAGACTGAGCACGTCGCACGGGCGTGGGTTATCCGGTAGGGGCGTTTCGTCGGTGATGGTCAGCTCTTCCACGACGCCGTTGGGGATTCCGGTCACCTCGATAATGAGGCTGGTCCCTAGCGACGTTGTGCGCACGTGGTGCGTGTAGTAGCTTGCGCGGGTGAATCGCTTGGCGTCGTCCCCTAGGCGCATGACGACGTATTGGCCAGCCTGGCTGGTGCGGATACGGATTCGCGCCGTAATCAGGTGATAGGGGCACAGATTATCCACAGTGATGCGCAGGAAGGACGCGCCGGGGGCGAGCGTGAAGCGGGTGTGTCCGCCGGGCATCGCCTCGGTGTGCACGCCTTCCCAGGTGGACGGCGGCGGCGGGGGCAGGGTTACCATGAGCGTGTCCTCCCTTCGGGTTAGCGGCCAGCGCCGTTTAGGCGCGTGTACTGGTCGATAGATTGGGCGATGACGCGGCCCGCGTCGATAGACGGGTGAAGCATCTGGGCAGTGACGTTAATGGTGACGCCGCCGCCCCGGCGTAGCCCGGCTATGCCGTTCACGTCTGGCAGGGCGAGAGCGCCGGGGTCGGTGTCGGCCACCATGCCGGTCAGGGAACCGAGGGAGCGGCGCACGGCCCCGTAGCGCGATTCGAGGCCACGGATAAACCCGTCGATGACGAGGCGGCCAGCCGGGGTGAGTAGCACCGCGTCATAGTCGGCGGGGCCCTTCCATGACGTGAGGCTGGAGGTCAGCGATCCAAGGGTGTCGCGGACCGACCCGATCATGGAACTGATGCCGTTGATAAAGCCCTGAATCAGGGACTTACCGGCGTTCCAGAGGGTAGAACCGAGGTTACCGAGAGCGCTCAGTGCGCGGGATGGGAGGGAGGACACGTAGGACACGGCCGTCGCCACGCCGGATGAGATGGCGGACGTGATGCCATTCCACGCGCCGGAGACGCTGGAGGATATGGAGGACCAGACGCCGGAGAACACGCCGGAGATGACGCCCATGGCGGCCGTGATATAGCCCTTGACATAGGTCAGAGCGCCGGAGATAACGCCCTTAATGCCTTCCCAGACGCTCGAAAAGATGGTTTTGATGCCCTCCCAGACGCCTTGCCAGTCGCCGGAGAGTGCGGATGTCCAGACCTGGATAATGCCGGAGATGACGCCCACGACCGTCGAGACGACGCTAGATAGAATCTCCCATACGCCGGTGAAAACGCCCTTGATACCTTCCCAGATGGTTGACCAGTTCGCGGCGACGCCGGTAAAGATGTTGACGATGAGGTCGGCGACGGGTTGCCCGTATGTCGCCCATGCCTCTTTCAGCTTCGGCCACACCGCGTTCCATGCGTCCACGATGGCGGCCCATGCGGCTTGCAGGGCCGGGACGACGTTCGTCGTGAACCATTCGACGACGACGGCGGCGGCGGCCTTGATCTGTTCCCAGGCCGCGTTCACGGCGTTACGGAACGTTTCGTTGTTCTCGTAGAGGGCCACGAAGATGGCGACGAGGGCCGCGATGGCGGCGACGACGAGGAAAATGGGGTTAGCGGCCATCGTGGCGTTCAGGGCCGCCCACGCGACTTTAGCGGCCTCGATGATGGCTTTGATCTTGGCGAAGGCCTTGAAGCCGGCCACGAAAGTGCCGATGACGGCGGCGGCGGCCCCGATGGCGTGCCCAAAGCGCTCGAAGAATTGCACGACGCGGTTTATAGCGGGGGGCACGGTCGTGGTGAGCCAGTCGATAAGCCGTTTGAGGCGGGGCATGACTTCGGTCTGGAATACCGAGGCGGCGGCCTTGATCTTTGGGACGACGTTCGCGGTGAACTGGTCGGCAAAGCGCTTGAGGGCCGGGAGGGCCACGTCGCGTGCCCACGTCGTGAGCTGTTCCATGGCGGGTACGAGGTATTCGATGGCGGCGGACGCGAGGGCAGTCACGGCGGGAAGGACGAGGCTACCGGCTTTCGCGGCAAAGTCCCCTAGGTGGGCCTTGAGGACCTGGATTTGGTGCGAGAGCGTGTCACCTTCGCGGGCGAAAGCCCCGTGGGCGTCGGCCGTTTGCTCCATGATGAGCGCGAGCGTCGCGGCCTGTTGGGCCTCGTTATCGAAGGACCCGCCTACCTTGGTAAAGCCTAGTTCGGCGGCCTTGGCGTCAATTGATGCTTGCTTGAGGCTTACGCCGTAGCGCTCGATGGGGTCGCGTTCGCCCTTGAGGGCGGACGAGAGCGCGCCAACGGCGTCGGCCGTGGTGCCGCCGAACTGGGCGGCGAGGTCGGCGGCGACGCCAATGAGGTCGTTGGTTTTTCCGGCGAGCTGGTCGATGCTCGTCCCGCCGTTTTTGAGCTGAGCACCCAGGAGTGTGCCCAGTTCTTGATATTCGTTCTTTGTGAGTCCGACCGATGTTGCGGCGGTGTCCGCAAACGCTTTCATCTGGTCGGCCCCACTCTTGAAAACGGCTTCGATAGCGCCGGTGGACTGTTCCAAGTCGGCGGCGGCGCTCACGGCCTTTGCCCCGGCGACGCCGATGGCGGCGGCCCCGGCGGCGGCGACCGTGGCGAGCGTGGTCACGGCCGTTTTACCGGCTTCGGCCAGTCCAGATAGGCCGGTTTCCTTCACAAGGCCCTTGAATGCGCGCGAAAACTTCTTGGTGTCGGCGACTACCGAGACTTTGACGACGTGACCGGCCACTGCTTAGCCTTTCTGTGCGTGAGCGCGTTCGTTGAGGAGGTCGAGGATGGCGTGTGCGTCCTCTAGGGTGAGGCGTTCGCGCGCCTCCCACGGTGGTATTCCGGCGTCTACGGCGAGGATGGCCAGGACGGGACCGAGGGAGGACGCGCCGGTTATTCCCCCGCCGGGGTGTCGGTGGTTGCGTCGCCCACGAGGCGGGTGGCTTCGTCCATGGTGAGGTCGGTGGCGGCGGTGTAGGCGTCGTCGCGGGTCTGGTAGCCGCCGCGTCGGTACAGCATGATTGCGCACATGGCGATCATGGGGGCGGCGAGCGCGCCGCCCGCTTCGGGGTCAAAACTGGTAATCGGCTGACCTGTCTTGCGCTCGTAGTAGTCGAGGTCACCGAGGGTCATGGCGTTCATGTTCATGATGTTTTGTCCTTACCAATCGTTTTTGTCTAGTAGCTCTTTGATGCCTTCACCGATTCCGGCGAAGGTGTGCGGGCGCAAAGTCTCTTCGGCCTGGGAGAGCCAGCGGGGGCCGGATGAGCCGTCCCGTCCCCAGTGGCGTACGCCCGCGTAGGGCAGTCGCTTAGCGGAGCCGACCCTCACCATGACTTTGCGTTTGGAACGGGATGGCTTGATGCCAGATGCGAGGTTGCCGCTATCGCCGCGTGGGGCGAGGGTCTTGGCGAGGGCGGCGATGGGTGTTGCGAGCCGATATGTCAGCTCTTTCAGGTCCTCGGCGGCCACGCCCACGCGCTCGGCGTCGCGTAGTAGGCGCTTGATGCCCTGGATTTCTACGCTGCCACCGTCTAGGTGGGCGTGGCCGTCGAGGATGCCAGCCATGGGTTAGGCATCTTCCATGTTGCCGGTGCCAAGCGTCGAGGTCGTGGTGAGCTTTTCCGGCTCTCCTTCGCACGTCCACTCGAACTCGAACGTACTGCCCTTTTCGTCGCCAGCCTCGGAGCCAATGGACGGCTTGGTACCGATCTTGGCGCGAACCTTGAAGTGGGGTTGCTTGGCGGTGGCGGTCTTGTTGCCGAAGGGTGCGACGAGCACGTCAACGGTCTTTCCGGCCTGGTTCCACACCATTTCCCAGAAAGAGCCGGGGTCAAACGAGGTGATGGCCTTGCCCTTGAGCTTCCAGGACGCGGACGAGCCACCGAGGGCGTCGGCGAAGGTGACCACGTCCTTGTCGGACGTTTCGGGCGAGAGGTCATAGGACGAGAGGTCAGACCAGTAGTCTTTACCGGCGATGGAAAAGCCCAGGCGGTTGCCAAGGATGCGGGTGTTTCGGGTGACGGTCATTGCGGGGTCCTTCCAAGGGAGTAGGTGAGGGTGGTGGTAATGGGGGCGGCGAGGTAGGCTTGCCCGTCGGCGCTCTTGATGCTCGTGTAAGCCTCGATTGCGGCGACGGTTCCGGCCTTGATGAGTGCGACGGCGATGGTGTCCACGGCCTCGTCTAGGCGCTCGATGGCGAGCGCGTTGGTCGTGGGTGCCACGGCCACCGTGAGACTCATACGGACCGTGACCGCGTTGTAGGTCGTGTCGTCGGTCGTGAGGAGCGGCGATGCCTCGGTAATGACGACGCAAGGCGGCGCGAGCCGTTCCGGGACGTTGGTCACGACCGGGAGGTCGGTCGCCTCTCGGAGGATGGCGGCGAGGTCGGCGCGAGCCGACGCGATGGGTCCAGATTCGCGGGTCATGAGATAGCCAACGGGAGATAGGGGGCGAGTAGGGGGCGAGCGGCGACGAGGGCGTCGCGGGCAACTCGGATGGCTGACGCGCCGTCCAGGCCGTCGGCAAAGCTCTTGATACCGTTGGGGGCGCTTCGGCGGTGGTAGAGCTCGGCGGCGACTTCCATAACGGCGCGGTCGTGCACCTCTTGCGGGATCGTGGCGCTGCCGACCTGACTACCCACGAGTGTCGTGGCTTCGGCGACGCACGAACGGAGGTAGTCGTCGGCGGGCACGTCGCCCACGTAGGCGGCGAGGCGGGTAGTCAGGTCGGCCACGGTCAGGCCCCGATCTTGAGGGGGACGAGGCCGGTGGGGATTTCGGCGGCGACGGCCCCGTAGCGGTAGACGCTGAACTGTCGAGACAGGTTGATGATGTTCTCGTCCTGGAGCTGGACGAGGGGCGTCTCGTAGGTGCGCATGGCGTCGCGGTTGTAGAAAGCGCCCACAATGCCGGTGCCCAGCGATCCGGGCGTGGCGCGAAGGTCGCAGGTGACGGGCACGTCGAGGATGACGCCGGTCAGGCCCTTCGCGTTAACGGTGCCGATGGTGTTGGACGGGTTTTCGGCGGCGCGCATGAGCGGGCGGCCGTCGGTTCCGGTCAGGCCAGACAGTGCCTTGAAGGTAGCCTTGTCCACGATGAGGCCGTCCAGGGTGAGGCCCTCGTCGGTGTACTTGGCGGCGGCGTCGATGATGAGGCTGGAGATGTCGGACCAGGTGAGCGCGGTGGCGGCCTTGGCGATGGCGAGCTTGTTGGCGTCCTGGGTCTTGACGGCGGCGGCGAACTGGGCGGCGAAGTAGGCGGCGGACGCCTGGCCAGCCGCGATAGCCATACCGCGCAGGTGCGTGTCCAGGAGGTTGATTCGGGTGCGCTCGATGGCCTGGAGGGTTAGCTCAGTGTATCCACCGAACGTGCGGATGGGGACGCTTCGCTTCTTGGTGGTGACCTTACCCAGCTGGAGGTCGGTCCCCTCGTCGGCGAGCTGGTCAACTCGCAGGGTGTTGGTGGCCAGCTCGGTAAAGTCCAGTTCCATGCCGTCGGCGGGCAGGGAGCCGGTGGCGAACAGGCTAGCGAGGACGTTCGGCTTATCCACGAGGCGGGTAAGGTCCTTGATCCATTCGGGCACGACCATGGTGGCGTCGGCGCTGGACTTGGCGCCATTGAAGGCGCGGGTCTGGAGGTCGGCGATTTCGGCGCGGTATGCCTCGTCGGTGACCAGGGCTTTGATGGCTTCACCGGGGGTGCGCGTGTCGGCGGCGCGCTTGGCGGGGGTCTTGTCGGCGAGGGCGGCGCGCTGCTCGATGGCGGTCAGGTCGGCGCGCAGGTCGGCCAGGTCGGCGGCGAGCGCGTACTCGGTGGCGTTGTCGGTCATGGTGGGGGTGTTCCTTTCGGTGGGTGCGGTCGGCTGGGTGCGGACCTCGGTAATGGCGGCGGTGGAGTAGGCAGGGAAGGGCACGAGGCTAACCTCTCGGAGTGCCAGGCTCGTGATGGTGGTGTGCGTGCCGCGCTCGTCCTCGGTGCGGGTGGTTTCGAGGGGCGCAAAGCCAATCGAGAGTCGGTCAATCACGCCATCGCGGACGAGCTGGTAGGCGTCGCGCGCGGTCTGGGTATCGGAGAATCGAGCTTCAATCTCGATGCCCTCGTCCGTTTCGGTGGCGGCGGTGATGAGTCCGATGGGCTCGTCATGGCGATAGACGAGCTTGAGGCTCGTGTCGGTTTCGGCGCGGGGGGCGAGCGCGCCGGGCGCGATGGTCTCGAAGTAGCCGGGGATTAGTTCAATCTCGGTGCCGTAGGGGACGGCGAGGCCCCTCACGGTGCGCGGCGCGTCGTCGGCTTCGGGGGTGGGCGCGATCTTGAAGTCGCGGGTCTGGAGGTCACTCATGGGGCTGGTCCTTCGGGGTGGCGGCGGTGGGGTCGGTGATGCCCTCGATGCGGCGGGCATAGTCGGCGGTGTAGATGCCCGCTTCGATGGCGGTTTTGTGGGTGGCCATCCGGGCGGACGGGTTGGCGCGCAGGAGGGCGTCGAGATTGAAGCGCACGACGGTTCCGCGCGGGAGAATCGCGGTGAGGGTGTCCTCGATTTCTCGCAGGTACGCCATGAGGGTCCATCGGATAAAGTCGGTGGCGGCGTCCGTGACGTTCTGGTAGGTCATGCTGGAGCCGTTCACGGCGGCTAGGAGCATGTGGGCCGGTATGCCAAACATCCTGCCAACGCTAAGCACGTCAAACGCGCGGGATTCGAGGAATTGCACCTCAGACGGGGTGAGGTGTAGCGGCGAGTATCTGAGGCCCGCGCCGATGACGGCGACGCCGCCGCCCTGGCTATTCGACTCGTTCCACGACTTTTTCGCGTCGGCGGCTTGCTGGGCGGTAATGGCCTGGTCGGTGGACAGGATGCCGGTCGGCACTCCCCCGGCGTGCGTCCACTGGGACGCATAGGCGGCCATGTCGGCCGCGCCCTGGAGAGAGCGCGCGCAAGCCTGGATAGGACCGAGGCCGGCGGCTTCACCGGGCACGTAGGTTAGGCGCAGGTGTCGCAGGTCGGCGGGCTGGTAGGTGCGTCCATTCCATTGGACGGTGCGCGCGCCCGTCGCCTTATCGAGGACAGGAAGGCACTCGGTGGGGTTCAGGACACGCAGACTAATGACGCGGCCGTCGCGGTTCCTGCCAATGAGCCAGTAGGCGTTCCCGCGCATAGCGAGCGAGGCGATGGTTTCGGCGATGAGGGCGGTCACGGTCAGGTCAGGGCCCGGCGTGGCGACGACGGTAGGCAGGTCCTTACCTTCCAGCTGTACGCCGTCGCGCCATGCGTCAAGGCTGATTTGCTTACCCGCTGCCTGGAGGACGGTCACGGCACGGTACACCGAGTCAATCGCTAGAGCGCCGCGCTCGGTGATGTCGGATGCGGCGGCGCCGCGCGCAGGCGGCGCGCGAGAGTGTCAGCGTTGGCGGGAGCGCCACCAGGCAGGGCGAGGAACGTGTCCAGGAAGCGGTAGTCCTGCACCAGG